TTCATTATAACAGAAAATGGTAATGAGAGAAAAAGGTTATGCTTAAATAATTTCATGTGGCGCGAATTGTCAAAATCTTTTTTCTCTCATTTTTTAGTGCTAAGACTACACAAAAAGCCTTAGAAAACCAAGGCTTTTTGCGTATAAAAAAATGCCCCCTACAGACTACAATTAACGTTTCATAGCGTTTCATAGCATTGATTTTTACTATCATATCAACGTTTTCGTTTCTTGTTAATTCTTGCGTTTTCGGAATTCACGGAACAAATACGGAACAAACAAAGCGAGCTATCACTAGCCCGCTTTTTTTAGTCTTCATTTTCTTGCTTTTGTAATTTTTCTGCACATTCAGTCAGTTTGCTTGCTGTTTCAAAAGATACGTTTTTCAATTCTCTATCCCCGATTATTAACCGTGCAACTACAGATTGTGCAACCCCGCTCTCTTTAGCAATTCTATATCCTGAATAATTCTCAAATAACCATTGTATTTTTTTCTCGTCTGCTCTTAACATATCGATTCCCTACTCTTCTGTAAATGTTTGATAATATGCCATGCCATTATTCGACTCAATAATGTTTCTAATCTGTTCATCTTTTAATGATGTAAGTAGCTTTTCAAAGTCATAATTGTATAATGATTCAATATCATTATTGTTGTTTAGGTTTCGTAATTCTTCCGAATAGTCTAGTAACTCTTGGAACGTAAACCCTTCTAAATCTGTATAGTTGTCTATTAAATCTTTTTCAATTAGTTTTTGTAAAAGTTCATAATAGCTTTCTGCTTCCACATTCCATTTAACATTTTTTCCTGTATCTGTACCTTGCCATTTAATTCTCATTTCTGTCCCCTCCTGAATACCACACAATCAAAGCTACTACTAAAATAATAATAATATGTTTCATCTTGATTTCCTCTTTCTACTTATATATAATTGAGGGGAGGGAAGTTATCCTTCCCCTCTTGAAAAACGTCATTTCCTTCTTTTACGTATCAGGTTTTGTCGTTTTTCTTTTTTTGTGGCTTTGTACCACTCTCTAGCTTCTCTTGATATTGCAACCGCTATTCCGACGATTGCTACTAGAGTTGTGATTTTATCATCCATTCCTTCACCTCCTTACAATTATATTATACCCTATTTGGCATATAATGTCAACACTTTTCTTTAAAACAATTTGAAAAAATGCAAAAAAATAAAGCCTACCAGTTAAGGTAGGCTATTATTCATTATTTTATATATGTTATATATTTTATTTTTAAAACTATCTGCGCACTTCTTTTGCAGTAATCAATCCATCAGGCTCAACCGTAAATTCAGGTTTTTCTGCAATGGTTCCATCTTCATTGAGATAGTACCATCCATCCTTACCTTTAACAAAAGCATTTGATTCCATGAATCCGTTGCTAGTGTTTAAATAGTACCATTCGTCTGCGTATTTAACCCATCCTGTTACCATCGCTCCGTCTGCTCTGAAGAAATACCATTCGTTGTTAATCTTTTTCCATCCAGTAGCCATAGCACCGCTACTATCAAGCCAATACCATGCATCCGCACGTTTAACCCATTTATTTAGGATGCAATAACCGCTAGCATCGAATAGATACCACACGCCGTTAATGTATTGCCATTTATCTTTAGGATAGCTACCGTCTTTATTTTGATACCACCATCCAGTAGCATTCTTTTGCCATCCTTCTTTAACTTCACCTAAACCGTATTCAATATCATGTTTGAATTGTTCACGACTAATACCCCACTTAGCAAGATAAGGATAAGGGTCTACGTGATCACTGTAATTGTTGGGTTGATTATACGTGCAATAGTAGTGTGTTTTAATACCTTCTAAATCGTCTGAATCGAGTGTTTTAGGAATACCTGCTTCATCTGCTAGGTTACGTAATAACTCCACGTACAATCGATAGTCCGTCATAAATTCTTCCATTGTGGAATGACTTTCAATCAATTCTACCTGTCCGTAGCCTTCAGCGTTCCAACCGCCACCAACATCGTAAGCGCCTTGATTGACGGGACCTACTTGCATTACACGTCCGTTTCCAACAACGTGTGAGAAAAATCCAGATTCTACAGGTCTACGCATGTGGTAGTCAGCCTCGTTTTGTGCTGTTGAATTTCTGTTTCCTGTTGAATGCGCGTGAACTTGACGATAAGGCGCATAACCGATTTGAGGTAATCCCTCTCTATATCTACTTGTATCAATTTCCATTTATATATTCCTCCTTATGTTGTTGGCCAAGGGTCGTCTGTAATATAGCTTATATTAGATACCCTGATGTCTCCGATATCTCTATCGGTAGGTACTGGGTCGTTGAATTGGAAACGCATGTGATTTGTATCACCATAACCGCCTACATACCATGTCCCGTATGGAACGCCGTCATCGTTGAAAATCTGACCGATTAGCGAACCAGACGTTCTATATCCTAAAGGTATACCGCCGTTTGCTATAAGGAAGCATTTCTTTTCACGGTTCCCTGGATGCCCGATGAATGCTGGATTACCCCGTCTAACAATTCCGAACCAACCCCATTGTAGGCCTCCGAATTGATAAGATACGGTATCGTTAACTCTTCGGACTTGCATATAAGAATTACCTAATTTAGACAGTACGTTTAGTTTTTTCCAACCTGTGTCACCGTCTAACACAAACCAACCTTGGTTACCTGACGCTGTACGCTTAATCCATTTCAAAGCTCCGTTAGTTTTCTTGGTGTCAACGTATGTCTGTCCGATAGTACCATCGACTTTACCGTTTGGCATTCCCTCGCCAATTAGTTCGCTAGATGAAGTTGATGGAGTAGGTGCATTTTGACTGGAAGCAGGTAGATTTACTGTTCCGCCACCGTGAGATAGTGTTAGCGTGTTACCGCTAAGCGATAGTGTTTGTGGAATACCAACGCCATCAGCTCCTTTTGGACCAGTTAAACCAATAGGTCCTTGAGGTCCAGCGGGCCCAGTTTGTCCGATTGGTCCTTGTTCCCCACGATCGCCTCTTTGTCCGTCTTGACCTCGTTCACCTTGCAATCCTTGAGGCCCAGGAGGACCTTGTTCTCCTCGTTCTCCACGAGGTCCAGTGTCTCCTCGTTCGCCTTTTTCGCCCGCTTTCAACTGTACGGCTTTTAGTTCGTCTTTAGTCGCGAGTGTTTCCGCTTGAGTTTCCAAATTTTGAACTCGCATTTTTAATACTGTATCGTTGTACGGTTGCGGTAGTTCCGTTTTTTTAGCGTATTCTTCTAGGCTCTGATGCTCTGTTAAGTAGCCTTTAGATTCCAATTCTTGCTTGGTAACTAATTCGCTAGTATTCACGCTTGGTTTGTGTTCCAAAACTTCCAAGCGTTGCTTGATTTCTGTATCGTTATATACAGTATCATTATCTGTCTTGTTTTCTAACGCTGTTACACGCTCTCTAAGGGCGCTATCGTCATAGACGGTGTCTTTATCCGTCTTTGTCTTTAAAGCTTCAATTTCTGCTGAAATATTGCTGATTTCAGCACGTTCAACTTTGTTTTCTAGCTCTTGTTTCGTAGCAAAAGTGCTTGTATCAATTTCAGGTTTCGTTTCAAGCGCTTGTAATCGTCGTAAGATTTCAGAGTCGTCAAAAGTTGCGCCCTCAACATGGATATTCTTGATTGCCTCTTCTAGTTCAGCTTTTGTAACAATATCCGTTACAGCGACAATTCTTTTAGTTTCTTTCTCAATAATTGGCAATTCGCTATGTTTATCAATTTCTGATAATCGCACCCAAAAAGAGAATTTTAAGATGTCCGCAGATTGCACGACTTTTTCAGCGTAAACATACCCGTACACGATTTCGTCGGTCGTAATTAAGCTAGTATCGAATGGAACAGTTGCGATATTATTTTCAACCGTCCCCGCAACTTCCAAGAAGCGATTTGTCGTTTTAAAATGGAATAACACTATGATTTTCTCAGCGCCTACTCCATTTAGTTGTAACTCGATAAATGCGTTATTCTTGTCGTGTGAATAAAATTCTTCTTTCACTTTGTAATCTTTCTCTCGGACATTGACGCAAACGCCAGCTTGTCGTTTAATAATTTTTTTCAAAGGTTGTCCCCCTTTCATGAAAAATAAAAAGGGAAGTCTT